CGAGCCCGCCGCGCTCGGGTCAGTTTCGATGTAGAACAGCGGCGTTCGCAGTCCCGACGGGATCGAATTGAAGGTGATCGCCATGGCCTAGAGTCCCTCCGTCCTGGAAGGCGCCTTTGCCTTCACCTTTGTCTTCGCGGCCTCGTCGTCGACGATCACGACATCTCCGCAGCGGATCGCGCGAACCCATTCAGGGGTCAGGGGAACGCGCTCGCCGTCGGGCGCCAAGTGCCGGCGCTTCGGATCGTGATACTTCCGCACCTTCCGATCCTTCCCTGGCTTCACGCTGATCTGCTTCATAACTTCGTGCTCCTGCCATCTAACTCTGCCAGAATGCGGCGCTCGTGTACACCCTGCGTTACGCGGAAACGTCTACGTCGAATCGGTGCTCGGCGCTCGTGTCGCCATCCGTCGCAGGGTTATTGTCCGTCACACCGACAAACGTCTCGAAGTCGTCGTCGGCGACAAGCGGCGCGACGTCGGCGGTCAAGACGTCCTGATAGGTATAGACGAACCGAAAGCCGATCGTAACATGCCCGCGCACTGTCTCGCCGTCGACGTCGGCACCCTTCTCGGCTGAGTAGCCGTCGATCCTGTTGAACGTCGCAGCGAACAGGCGAGACGACAAGATCGCCGACTTGATCGCGGCTTCCATGTCGTCGACGAGATCGGCAATTGCCTCGTCCACTTCGTCTTCAGCGTATACGCCAGACGGGAGCGTAACGAACGCTGCGCAGACGACACGCTCGGCATGCTCGAAGCGCGGGACGTGCTTCCCTTCATGCTGCCCGCTATTGCCCGGACTGAAAACGTTCACGGCGGGCGCTTCCGCTGTCGCGAACGGTCGCGACATGGCAGATCGCACGTTGCCGCCAGCGACGTCACGAAGAACGAGCTGCGCAACGGCCGCCTTCCTGATCGCCTTCGGGGTAAGCGTGATCGTCGGCTGAGTCATGCGCTGAAGTCGCCCTTTACGGCGATGAGCCTCGCCGCTTGGGCGCTGTCGAATTCTGCCGACGCGACCGTGTAGCCCTCACCAGAATGCGCCCCGCTCGTCAACGTGAACTTGTCCCCGCGCTGCGGCGTGAAGTCCAGATCTTCTAGGATCAGCTCCAACATGGGGCGCCGATCGGCGGTCGTCAGACCGTCAACGTCTTCGAGCGTGACGACATGGGCCGAATCAAAAACACCAACGAGCGGATCGCCCGTCGGCGTTGTCGATACCGCCGCCCCATCAAGCGGCGTATAGGTCACGCTCGCGCCCCAAACGCGGGCATTAGCCCGGTTCGTGACGCGCTCGATCAGATCGCGAAGATCCACCTTACGCCCCGCGCCCGACTATCGCGGATCGACGTGGACGAGCACGCCGACGTCGAGCCCTGCTGTCAGGTCGGCGTTGTTGCTGACGAGCGAGATCGTGATCACGTCGCCCGGATCCAAGTTCAGATCGGCAGCCGTCGCGGTAACCGCGTGATCGGTTAGCGTGTCGGCGACCTGGGCTTCCATATCCACGGAGGCCGCTGCGAGCAGGTTTTTCGAGGCCGCATAGATCGTCATGATCGCGGTCCCTGCGGCGCTCGACGCCTGCGTTCGCTCGCGCGACTGGATCGCCCGGACGGTGCAGGGCTCAGTCACGACGATTTGCTGTGTGACGGCCGTGTTCGCGACGAAGCTCGCGCCCGCGGCCAGTACGGTCGACTGTGCGACGACACCCGAGCCCTGGCCCCCCAGCATGACGCGGGCGACCGTGTCGCCCGTCAAGCGCGACTCGACATAGAACCCGATCGGGCGTCCGCCTGCGGCGTCACCGACGAGCTGCTCGTTGGTGCTGTCCCAATACGCGACTTCGCCAGCGGAAGCGACGACGAAGCCGGTCGCCTTCGTCAGCTCGAAGACGCCTGTTAGGTCGATCGTCGCCTTGTCGCCACTAACATAATCGCTCGCGACAACACCAGCGGCGCCCCCGACGAAAACGACGTCGCCGAGCGTGAGCGTGCCTGACGCCGTCAGGACGATCTGATCCTCGTCGTGAATTCGCTGACTGCCCATTTTCTTGCCTCGCTATGCTTCAGGCTTGCGCCAAGGGTTCAGGGTAGGGTCGGCGCCTGGGACGTCTCAGGGACGCTCCCAGGCGCCGCGAGCGCTACGCGCCCAGGTTCCGATCCAGGCCGCGCCAGTCCTTCACGCCACAGCCGAAGTCCAGCGACGCACGGATCTTGATCCCGCGCGAGTCGAAGTCACTCTCAACCGCGGTCTGAACGCCCTCCTCGCCTTCCAGGAACGCGTGCTCGACCGTCTCGCCGTCAGTCCCGTACCAGTGAAGCCCTGCCCCGGATCCGGCGTCGAATGCGTCGATCGAGCTGTCGGCGATCGGCGTCAGGCCCGCGAAGCTGGCGGGGACGCCCGCGGCGTTGCCAGGCGCGACCTGCGTCGGCGTCAGGATGCGCCCGAGCTGTTGATCGGTATGGACCGCCTTGCCCTCACCGATCAGCAGGTAGCGCAGCGGGACGCGCACGGTCGCGACGGGGGTCCCGTCCTTGTCGAGCGTGATCCCTGCGCGCTGCGACATGCGCACGCGCATCAGGTCGATCGTCGAGATCCCGATCGCGCTCGGCGTTCCGTCGTCGTTGCGCGAACGGGTCGCCGCCGACCCGTCGCTGAACAGCGCGACGCCATCGGACAGGGCCGCGTTGGCGTGCAACAGTCCGAACAGCTTTTCGCGCATCTTCCGGTTACCGGCGGCACCGAACTTGCGCGGGATCTGCGTGATCCCGTCGAGATAGTCGTTGATCAAGAGCTTTCGCCCGATCTTGAACATTCTGCCGTGCTCGACCAGCGCGAAGCCCTCGCGACTCTCCCCCATCGTGGACGTGGGATAAACGGGCTTTTCGGGGTCGACTTCCTCGAAGTCCTCTGCCTCGCCCATTGTCAGGCTATACAGAGTACGGAAGTCGCGCGCGTTGCGGCGTCGCGTCCAACGAAGATCGATAGGATCTTCGTCGTAGCCGATCCGCAACGAAACGTTGAACACTTCCGCCAAAAGCAGCGGGAAGGCGCCAGTCGTGTTGTACCCGCGGCCATGCATGCCATAGCCGCTGATCCCGAGCGCGGCCTCGACCAGCTCGGAAGACGACATACGATCCGTGTCGACGCCGTCGGCGCGCAACGAGATCTCGGCCATGTCAGTCATGCTGCGGCGCATGTAGAAGGCACCTTCGCGCGCGAAGTCGAAGCTATCGATCGCCTTGTCAGTCTTGAACGCTACACCGGCATAGCGCTTGCCGCCGTTCGTGACGCCCTTCAAGGCGCGCTTCACGGTTTCTTGATCGAAGCCGGCGCGATGGCACAGGATCTGTCCGAGCATGCGAAAGGCGCGGGTGTCCTGCTCGTCACGCTCGCCCGCGGAGATCGCGACGCTGCCGCGGATCGGCGCCTTCCCGCCGGGCTTGTCGGCCCGCTGCGCCGCGAGATCGAACGCCCGCGCGTTGATCGCGTCGTAGCTGCGAAGCTGGCCGTCGTCGCCGCGCTCGGCGATCCAGGTGTCGACGGCATCTTGATCGAAGTCCAGGACGCGGCCCAGCGTTCGCAACTTCTCGGCGCGCTCGGCGCGCTCGGTGATCATTTGCTCGGCGAGCTTCAGCGCGCGCTCGTTCAGGGCAGCCTCATCGACGGTCGGCTCGGCGGGCTCGCTGCCAGCCGCGCGGCTCGGGTCGGTCTTCGTCGTCATGTCGTCGATCCTTTCGCTTTGCGCTGCTGCGCTGTTACGCTCTCGCTCGCTGTCTTCGGCCGAACGCGTCACGGCGCCGTCGTCGGCGCCCATGGCGACGATCGATCCTTCCATGACTTCCCAGCCGACGACGAAGTGAAGATCAGGCCCGTTCTCATTGCGGGACACGATCGTTTCGTGCTCGCGCCAGCCGACCGACGAATGACGTCGAATCCCTGTCGCGATCTCTTGAACGTAGGCTTCAAGCGCCGGATCTCGCTGTTCGAGAAACGGACTGAAGTGTGCTGTGACGAGAAGCTGTCGCGAGCCAACTTCGCCTTCGATCCGCGCCGAACCTTCGACCATCTTCCCGAGCTGCGCCGCTGGATCGCTGCCACGATGCCCAAGCAGAATCGGCGCGCCGTTGTTCGCGCGCCCGAGATCGACATGCGCGGGATCGAGCGACAGTCGCTCGCGGATCGTGTCGCCACTCCACCAGTCGCGGCGCGCGATCTCGTTCGAGCGCTCGTCGCTCAGAACGACGTCGATCGTTCGCGCTTCGGCGTCCCATGACTTCGGGCGGAAGGTCACTTCACGCGAAGACGCCATCGGCTGCGCTTTTCGCCCGATCACTTCGCCTTCGCTCGTCCTTCGAATCGTCATGTCGTGACCTTTTACACGATAGGGCCGTGTACACGCTAGCCTTTTGCGTTTTTCGAGTCAACCGCGGCGTCGCCTTCGCCCATTTCTTCGGGCGTCGGCTCATAGATCAGCGGCGTCTGAACCTGTCCCGACGAAGTCGACGTCGAAGGGATCGAGTCGAGAACGATCCCGTTCTCGCGCGCCCAGCGCTGGATCTCGACTTGATCGCGCATGACGTCTTCGGGATCTTTGCCGGTCTCGGCGATCCAGTTAGGGAGCGAGTCGGCGCCCGCGCGAACCGCGATCATGCGTCCCTTGTTTTGCTTGATTGGGTCGACGACCGGCCACGGCTTACGAACCCAGCGAACGGGGCCAGCTTCGCGCGGAAGGCTGCCAGCGGCGGCGCCTAGCTCGACAAACCATTTCCAGACGGGGCGCGCCCAAAGCGGGATCACTGCGTGGAGCTGAACGAAGTCGAACATGCGCCAGAATCCGCCCATTCCGAACATGATCGAACTGAAGTTCGTCCCGCTGAGATCACCGCTGAACAGCTCATAAGGCATGCTGACGCCCGCTGCCTGCCCATGGAGATCGACGCTCGTATACGACTGAAATCCTTCAGAATTCGGCGGCGAGTTGAACTTGATCTTCGCGCCGTTCGTCGCATAGGCGATCATGCCTGGGCGCATGCGCTCGATCACGTCGCCGTCAGCGTTGCGAAGCGCGTTGATGCCGGTAGGCATTTCGTCGTCTTCGTCGCCTGGCGTCCAATCGTCGTCGCTTTCGACAATCCCCATGATGGTCGCAGCGCTGCGAAGCCTGACGCGCTCGGCGTCCGCATAGCCCGCGAAGTCGTGAAGATCGCGCGTAATCGCGTGAAGCCAGGGCTCTCCCCTGACCTGCTGCGGTCGCACGAACGGCTTAGGATATAGGTGTGCGACCTGGCTGGCCGTGACACGAACCGTGTCGAAACTGGAAGCGTTTAGCGGCAAACCCGGAAGCGCCATGTCAGGGTGCATCCTGTAAAGGTGATACGCGTCCCGCATTCCAATCGGGCTATGTTCGATTCCTTGTATGATCCAGCCCCCCGACTTCAAAACTTCGTTCTTCGTATGATCACAGAAATCTGCTTCAAGGACTTCGAGGGCGAGCGGGACAATCAAGCCGTCGGACAGTCGACGGACGCGCTTGCGAGTGAAGCTGTCGCCGCTCTCGAACATGCCAAGTGTTGCTTGCAATTGCGCGGTCATGTAGTCGCCCGCGCCGTCAGACATACAGCCTTCCGACCATTGCGCGAAGACGCTGTCGACGCGCGCGTTAAGGCCGCGAATCTTCTCCCGCTCGGCGGCACTGGCACCCTCGGGAACAGGGATCGCAGATCTCGGCGTCAGGCCCGACGCATGGCTCGCGAGCTGAAGGAGTGCGTTCCGCGCATAGCGGTTGTTACGTTTGAGATCACGCGAGCGGCCGCGCATCGTCTTTGCCGCCGCGCCGAGTTCGGTGTTCCCGTCGCCGCTCGGCGTCGACCAGCCCTCATTACGACGAGAGCGACGTCCCGCAATGTAGGCGTTCCGCCCCTTGTCGCGCTTGCGAAGCTCGGGCTCGGGCTCGGGCTCGGGCTCGTCGAAACCTGCTCGCGCCGCAAGCGCCTCGACGCCTGACTGAGCCAAGCCGATCAACGAGCGCACGAGCTTGTCGCGAAGGCGGTCGTCGCTCATTCTGCGTCGCCGTCGGCAAACGATACGAAGCCCGCGGTCGTCTTCCTGCGCCCGCGAAGCCTGCGACTGATATAGGCGATCCGCGCCTTCAGCTCGTTCATGTTCCCGAACTTGACTCTTTTTCCGTCAGCCGTCTCGCTTTCGAGGGTGTTCGACACGACCATTTCGTCTAGCAAATCGAGATCGGCTTCGCTGAACGCCATTAGAGATCCTGCTCGAACCAATCACGGGTCTTATCGTCGAACCATTCACGGCGCCTCTTGCGGCGCTTCACGGTCGGATCTTGCACGTGCGCGCGATCGGAGTCAAGCCCGCGCTCGACCGCGCGACGCTCCTTCGCCTTCTGCGCGTCTTCGAGCGTGCGGTTCAGCTTCGCCAGGCCGTGAAGCGCGGCGTATGCGTAAACGCGGCAGTCGAGCGCTTCGTTCGACCTGTGCTTCGGCTTATGCCACTGGATGATTCTGAACCCATGGCGGTACTTGATTACGCGCCGTTCAACGGTTAGCTGTTCGAACCATTCAAGCCGCCGATCGTGCGGGAAGTGGCAATAACCTGGACCGGGCGAAGGCTTGGATAGGCGCGTGTAAACGTGCGACTTAGCGCGGCTTGTGCCGATCAGCTTGAACTTCCCGTCCCGACGCTTCGATTTGTTCCATTCCGAGGGCCAGATCTCGCGCTTCACTCTCGCCTCGTCGGAGGCCCCTTTGACCGCCCAAACGTGACGGCGCCAACGGGGCTTACAGAACGTGTAAACGGCGTCAGCCTCAAAGCTTGAATCGACGCAGGACGCTTCAATCGTCAGCGTGCGCCCGTCTTCAATCGCGAACTTTCGCTTAAGAACGGCGTCGACGTCGCGCCATAGGTCGGCGCTCGTCGGGTCGCCTAGAACCGTGACGTAGTCGAGCGACCACGATTCGTGCCCGACGCCCCATCCGACGATCTCGATCTCGGCGCGATCAATCTGAAGATCGCCGCCCGCCGTTACTATCAGGACGCCTTCGGGAACTTCGTCCCAATGCTCGCGGCGGTTGTAAAGCTCGTTCTCGTCGACGCTCTCGCCGTCTTCCTGATCCCAGGACTGCCCGAGAACCTGATTCAAAAACGCCTTCAGCTCGATCGGGTCGTCTTTGCAGCGAATCCATTCCTCCGCGACCTTTGCCCAGTCGAGCCAGCCGACGGGCGAATACAGGCTCGAAAGATGGAACGAGCGCCGCCAACGCGTCTGCGGAGTGTCGCGACACTGCTTCGAGCTAACGCGGACCGCGCGACGAACCGCCGCTTTCCCTGGCTCGTCGAGATCTTCGTACCGCCGCCAAACCGCGAGCCGAAGCATTTCCGCCTTCGCTTCGTTCTCGAAGACGCTGCCGCAATGTGGACAGGACATGGCCGCTTCATCGGGCAGGTAGGCGCCTTCTTCGTCCTTCGGAATTATGAAGTTCGCCCATTCGAGAAGATGCAGCTCGCCGCAGTCGGGGCACGGGACGTGCAACGTTTCGCGCGAGCCCGCGAGCCAGCGCTTCTCGATCCTGCTCGTCTGCTTCACGTTCGGAGTCGACACGAGAAGCCGCTTCGCGTCGGCGAAGTTCCCTTGTCGCTTTTCGAGCAGATAGAGCGGGTCGCCTTCGCCGCCGCTGTCTTCGGTCCATCCGTCGATCTCGTCGCCGACGACGTATCGACAGGGCTTCGATCTCAGGTTCGCGGGCGCGTTCGCGCCGCAAGTCCGCAGCGATCCACCTGGGAATTCCTTCAGAAGAACGTTGTCGGCGCCGCCCTTCACGCGCTCGGACAGGACGGGGTTCAGGTCGATCAGCGGCGTGATCCGCTGGCGACTGAAGTCGCGCGCGTTGTCGTCGTTAATCTGAACCGCCATGATGCGGCCAGGCGCGTGCTCAATCCAGTAACCGATCGCGTTCAGGATCGTTTCGGTTCCACCAAGCTGGCAGCCTTTCATTAGGACGACTTCTTCGGCGGGGTCGTAGCTTCCGAGCGCGTTCATGATCTCGACGAGATATGGCGTTCGCGCGTTCCGCCAGGGGCCCGGTTCTGGCTCGTCGTCGGGAAGCGAACGGTGCGCTTCCGCCCATTCGCTTACCGTCAGCCGCGGCGGCGGGCGCGCGGCTTCGGCGGCGAAGCCGAGAAGATCCAGCATGGCGGGCGTCGCGGTCATGAGTCGACGGGAACTTCGTCGGGCAGAATCAGAAGCGCGTCGTCGATCTCGTCGGCGAGAAGCATACGCGCTTCGGCTTCGTCGAGCGTGACGAGCTGCGACGCCAGGCGCGAAGGGATCGAGCGCATTCGGTTTCGCCACATTCGGATCACAGCGAACCACGCGCGCGCCGCTTCGCGCTTGTCGATCATGTCACCCGAAGCGCGAAGAAGTTTCAGCTCAGCGATCCCTGCTTCGGCTCTCGTTTTTCTCGCACGCTGAACGTTCAAGCTGGCGGTCGCGCTGGGCGGCTCACCAGGATCACCGAAGTTGTCGCTCGCGCCAGGGAGAAGAAGATCGTCGAGCGGATTCGCCGAAGCGGCGGAAGGCGACACGACGACGGGCGTCGGCGCCGGCAGTCCATGACGCGCGAACAGCTCGTCGGACGCGACAGGGTCGACGCTGCGATCTGCAAACCTGACGATCAGTCCGTTTTTGTCGCGCTCGAAGATAGCCTGACGGGATACGCCGCAGCGCCGAGCGTACTCCGCGCCGCTGATCCCGATCTGGTTTTCGCCTGGGCGCGGCGCCCTTCGTCCGTTGTCCGTCATGGCTTCTCGCAACGTATCAACGCCGCGCGCTCGCGCGCTAGCGTCAAGTCGTAAAAAAGTCGATATACAGAGGTTATAGGCCACCCCAGAGTGCGACC